CCGCGCCCGCGCATCCGGCCACTGCTAACGCAAACTCTTTTTCGTTGAGTTCCACGTGCTGACCGTTCTTGATCACGATGTACGATTGCCCCGGTCTGTTCACATGGATCAGGGTTTCGTTCTTCGCTACGTTCAAAGTGACCAGATACTTCATGACGCTTTACCTTACGAAAGAATGTTGTAGCCCATGACGATCGACGTTTCCGTTGCAGACTGAGGAACAGCGCCGAAAGAGACTCTTTCCTTTCCAGTCATCAACATCTTGTCGCTCGTGGGAAGGGCAGGAGAAGCCCAAATCCGCACGCCCGCACGTTGGCCCACAAGCAACCGATCCTTGCGAATCAGGAACAGAGTGGTAAATGCGTTGGCGGCTGCGCCTGCGCCCGTATGCACGGCGGCTGCGTCAACGTCGTTACGCTGATGACGTGCAGTGTGAACGGGAACGCCATAAATGGGAGGACAATTGCCGGTGAGGAGCGTTGCTTGCTGACCGAAAGCCCACAAGGTCAACAACTCAGGAATGCTTCCCGTGATGATCTTGTTCTTCTGCTTTGCGCTCATAATCCACAGACACTCAGAGGGATTCGTGAAGAACTCGCCCATGGCTGCGATCATGCCGTCGAAGATCGCCTTGTTCAGCGCATCACCATTATTGGTCACACCGGCATTGGCAATGTTGACGATCGCCTTCTTGCGGAGTCCGTCCCAAGCACACCGGAAGTCGGTGGTGCCGAACGTCACGTCAGAGTCCTGGTGAGCATTGGTTGTGTCGCCGTCAAGGATTGCACGATCCTTGGACTTCTGAAGACCAATCATGATCTTCTCACGAAGCCGATCGAACATCGCAGGTACGGCATCCTCGATCAAGTCCTCGGTGATATCGGTGTGGCACACGTTGTCACGTGAGGTTAATGTGATCTTAGACTGAGCTTCGTACTGCGGGGAGAACGTCGCAGTGTCCAGTTCCAGAAGGCCCAAGAGTTCACCCGTTGCGGTCGGGACTTCCTGAACTCTGGTCTGCATAGGCAACTGTGGCAGGAGGTCAGCCAAGCCCGGAGGAATGTGAAATTCGTCAAGGTAAAAGCGAGTGTTGGACGTGGGAACCCAGTTGGTAAATGTGGCGAGATCGTAGCCCTTGACGACAGGTTCAACGAAGTTCTTGAAAAAGGGAGTGTCGGCAATTGGACGTTCTGCCCTGTGCTCTTTGCGAGCAGCAAGCTGTTCAGCGATCATTGCCGAGTTCATCAGCTTCTTGATGTTGAGGCCCGCGTTGAGAAGTTCGCCATCAATATGACCATAGGCTTCTTTGTCGCCGAAGTTGGCGCTAGACACGCCGCCGCCCATGTTGGCCGCCTTGGAACCAACCGGGTTGTTGCCCGTTCCCATCAGTTCAGCGAAGCCCGCGAATCCCATCAGCGCGGGAAGAGTTTTGACGTGACCAGAAAGACCCTTCAGAACGGCCGGTGCGTTTGCGCTCATGATATCATTCTCCTTGTTATCCGAAATTGTCTTGACTGCATTGTTCACTCTGTCCAAAATCGACATCGAAATTCCCCCTATTTGTTCTCGACAAGTGCCAGAAGCTTCTCTGCCGACTTCTCGATTTCTTCCTTTTCTGCTTTGACCGCGTTGAGTTCGGTGGTGAGTTGTTCCACCTTTTCGTTGAGTTCTTTGATCATGGCTTCCGCATCGGACAATTCCTTTGGCTTCTCACCTCCGCAAGCTTTGGCGTGGATCTCTTTACAGACCTTCGTGTTCTCCTGAAGTTCTGCATACATCTTGTTGACAATATCCATCATAGGCTTGTCGCCTTCCGGTTTTCCTTCGCCCTCCCCTGTTCCGGTTTCGTCGCCCTCGGTTGTTGCCTTGGTAGCCATGCGCTTTCCTCCAATCGTGATCGGGTCATTTTTGAGCAACATGCTCTTGACTACGTTGAACATTGATTCTTGCTGCATTGGGATGGTAACAAGCGACACTTCCAAAAGTTCCGCTTTTCCGTATATGATTAAGTCCTGTTCCTCGTCATAAGTCATCTCCCATGGGATGAAGCCCACGGAAAACATCTTGAGGAATCCTTGCGCCACAAGCGAACGTGTTTCGATTTGACACGCCGTCAATCCGAACTCGGTTGGAACGCCGATAGGCCCGCGCACGAACAAACCTTCATCACGCGCCTCAACAGTGTCCGCAATGCCGACAACCTTTTCCCAACAATGGTCACGACAGAACACGGGATTGAGAAGGTAGTTCGTCAAGTCCCAGCATTCTTTGGGCATCACCTCGCCGCCTCGGTCTGGCTTGGCGATGTTGCCGTAGCCCTCGATCACGAGTGGTGCATCAACTGCGAACTCTTTCTTTTTGAACGGGATAACGTGAGGAGACTTGAGCGACTTGAAGATTCTATCCTTCATCGAGTCGCTGACACCATTGAAATTTCGACAGTCAATTGCTACGTGTGCCATGATTTTCTAGTCCTTCCATTCAACTGGTTCATAGGAAACCTGACAACGACAGTTCACAATTTCCCCGGCTTCTCCGGTTTCCTCTTTCGGGTAGCGAAGGTTCGGAGCGTTAGCATCCACTTCGCTGAATCTTTTGTTCATGACTTCTTCAGGACTGCCCTCGATTTCAAGGCCATCAGCGGCAACGTGGCTATCTCTCGTGTGGTCATCGATGATAGACAGCCAGACCTTTCGCATGGTGGTGCATTGAGTTCCGAGGTCTTCTGAGTATTGAGCTTGGCTTTCTGCCATCGCTGAACCGTATTCGGTTCGCATGATGTTTGTGGCTTGTCCTTCATAGAACTCTCCAAACTTGACACGAATGTTCGACGCGATTTCATCCAAGCCCTGACCGGCTTCCGCATTCTTTTCGATGTCGTTGTAGACTCGTGTCATTTCGTTTTTGGAATAGCCAACGAAGCGCCCGGTTTCGATGCCAGCTATTTCTTTGCGTAAGAGTCGCTTGGCCCTATCGCGCAACGATTGCAAATTGGCTTCGCGGTCTTGTTCGGTCTGAGTGCCTTGGCCTGGATCGCCCGGTGCTTTCTGTTTCCTCATTCCCTTCTTGAGTGCTTCGGCCATCTGTGCATCATAGGCCCGCATCACGTAGTCGATCACCGTGTCCGAATAGGCTTTGCCGAAAGCATCCGCACGCGCCAAGACCTTATCGACTGCAATGCTTTCATCGGTCACGTTGTCGAGAACAATGGTTTCCCACGCGCCGAATTCGCGCATAAAGAGATCGTTGACCGCCTTTGGAATTGCCCGTTCCAGGGAATCGACTTGAGCCTTGAGCGCGGCCCGCCCGGTGAGTGGAACAGCCTTGCCATCCTCGGTTGTCTGAGTAACTGTTGCCTCAATTGCAGGCACCTGATCAGGGATGGCCGGATTTGGCAATGCGAAGAACGTGGGAGTCGTTGCGGCCGGTTTGGTGAGTTCACTATTGAGGAGTCCGCCGCGTTCATCAGCGAGCGCCGGAAGGCCAAGTCTTTCTCGCCGCTCGTTCACCGTTGCGATTGGTGCGAGTTGTGCATCCTCTGCCAGCTTCTTGCCGAACTCATTCACATACCGGTTGTCTGAGAAGTCGATGCCAAGCATCAGACCGCCCTCTTGAATCCCGAACTGAGCGCCGAACGATCCCTGTTGCAAGCCCGCGCAAAAGAGAACAGACAACGGCACAATCGTTTGTCTGTGGAACTGTTCAAGCTGCGCTTCGGCATTGGCATAATTCACACTGTCCGTCATCCCGCCCACGACAGGAGGAACGCCAAGCCTTGCGAGGATCTGTTGTGCGTTCTTCTCTGAAATAATGTCGAACATGATTTCGGAAAACGACAAGCCGCGAGTCTTCCAGGTGACGCCCGAAGGGAGAATCTTATCGGAGTGCATGTTGCGCCGTGAGGAAAACGCGGTCTGTATTGTCTTCATGAGTCGGGTGATCTGCTCGCCGTTCGTCGCGGTTGTTTCGCAGATCCCGGTTGTGGTTCCACCTCTCAGGAAGAAGCTGATGACGTACTCTTTGCCGTACCTGTCAATGAGGACAGGCATAGCCGCCGTGAGGAGAGGAGGCAAACCATACAGGTTTGAGTAGGGGTTAGGCATCTTAATGTGTGTGACTTCTTCAGGTTTGATATGCAAGTTGTTGCTTGCAGTCCCATCACGTTGGAACACGTATTCGGTGACACCGAATTTACCATCAGGCTTGACGCCGTATTTAGGATCGACTTTCTCTGATGGCAAGTGAACCTGTCCAGTTCCATCCGGCCGTGTCCACATGTACCCTTGGCCCGTACACATGAGGTCAATGATCAATGCTGCGTTGATCTTCACGTCATTAGAGTTGAGTCTGTCAAGCGCCTCATGACGTTTGATGATTTCAACCTTGTTGTCATCGATCTGCTTTTTGAGAATGAAACGCGCCTGAAGGAATTGACGGGCGATCGCATCGATGCCAATTCCCACCCAATTTTCGCGCCCGTAAAGCGCCTTGAGTGTGCGAAGGTTTGGAAGACAAGCATACTCTGCGTTGTACATTCCGTTAATTCCGCCCTCGGTGACAAGCTGATAATGCTGCCAGTCGAAAGCCTTGGCGACTGTGGAAGGCTCGCCCGTGTTCATCATCGAATCAACGAAATCCTCAAGTTGATTCTTGAGTTCAGCGAGTGTCGGTTGAGGAGCTTCCGTTGCAGGAGTCGCCTCGATTGGAACTGATGGCAAGGATTTTTCCCGGCCACCGAATAGCCGTGGAAACATCATGGGCGCTGCCTTCCCTTGAAGATTGCCGTGCATTTACAAGTTCCGGCCGTCACATCAGATCCCGTCGCGATCACCCGGTAGTAGTTCGAGTGCAGAAGATCCATCGTCATGACGGTGTGACCGAGTGTCGCCATTGCCGAAGTCATCGTGATTGTCTTCGCGCTGATCGTGTCCCAAATTGTGTTGTCATCGGATTCTTGCAAGATGAATTGTGGCGTGGTCAGATTGCTGCCTGCAATGTTCGACCAGGAAAACTGGAAAGAAGCGGGTCCGTCAAATTCCGCCGCGTCAAACGCAACGCCCGTGAGAACGGCCGCGCTGAAATTGGCGGACACAATTGCGGTATACCTGCGGTGCGGATCGTTCATGTTCGTTCTCCTGTCTGATGGGATATGGCAAGGCCATAAGTTCAGAATCAGGTGTATGAACAAGTGCTGTCAAAGTGTGGTCATTTAGGCGTGATGATGGGAATCAATTATCCCGGAAGGCAGGTCTGATAGTGAAACCCCATCGACGCAATTTCATCAGATCGGAGAATTCAGGATCGACATCCCGGACCTTACGATACTTCTCTTTGCACCGTGGGCATTCCTTGAGTATCGGGTGAATCATACAGATCCCGTTGACGCTAATTCGGTTGTTGTCGAAGAGTGCCATTATGCAATGATGACTCTTACACTTGCACACCAATAGGTACTCGTCTCGGATAGCATCCACCTTCATTTGACACCATGGTTCAAAGGATGAAAACAGATCCCATCAAACCCACGGGGAAAGGGAACGCCGCGCCCAATGAGCGCCGAAGGGAAGCGCGAACTGTCACCATCAAATCCTATGTATTTCACGCGGTAGTTGAACATAAAGACCCACTCCGCACGAGGGAAGATCACATCCTGCCAGACCTTCGTTTCCATGTTATCGCTTCGATAGATAGCCACCCAACGCCGCTCAATGACAAGCCGCGTGAACATCGCCAAGGCTTTCGAGAAGGGAGGATTCATCCAAATCATTGTATCGGGATTCAGGAATATCTTGTCTTCAAAGTCCCTGGAATAATCATGCACCTTTCTGTTCTTGGCATCAGCGCAAGCATCGAACTCAAATTGATACTGATTATGTAGCCGCTGCCATAGGTCTTCCGGTGTGCGCCACACATCGCGCTTTGCTGAATTCATCGCCCGCGTTCCCCTTTCCAAATCCGATATTGCAATCGATCACATAAGCGCACGTCCAAGCCAGTGTCGGCAAGAATGATCTCGTCAATGATTTGACGTGTCAAAAGATCGTAGTGGTTTGGACTGAGCGACACCGGCATGATCATCAACTGAATTGTCGCTGTCTTTGTGTATGATAGACGCGAATAAAATTGATTGATAAATGACTTGATGATTTTGATATCGTCCACATGCGCCATCGTGAACTTGATTTGTGTTTGTGCTTGCGGATTCATCTGAATCAGTTCCACCACGTTCGCCGCAACGCCGCGCATGTCCTCTTGCCTGAAGTCCTCGGTCATGATGATTGGAGATATCGACAGAAGGTTGACGCACCGGAGCGCGACCGGATTAGCGCCACAAGTCTCAAGTGTCACATGCAATGGTGAGAGGAATTTAAGCCAGTCGCCTGACTCGCAAAGCTGAGAGAGGGATTGTTCGGTTGGCTCGCCCCCCGTCAAAACGATGTCGTCGTAGGGTTTGACAATGGAACTGAACCAACGCCACAAGGCCGCTGAATCCGGCACCACCGTTGCGCCCTCAAGGGTGAGCGCCCGCGACTGATCACACTCGACGAAAGCCGCCAAGGTTTGACCGCGTGCCAGGGGTTTTTGACAAAGCCACTGGCAACGGCGTGGGCACCCGGCAAACCGCAGGAAGGTACTCGGCCGCCCGACGCGCAAGCCCTCGCCTTGAATGCTGCGGTAGATTTCAGAGATATTCCACATTGTCAAATTTCCTCCCTGAATATCTCACGCATGATAATTGGCATAATCATGCGTGAGATTTGTGATCTGAATCATGGAAACAAACCGGGTGTTCTGTCGCGTCCAGAACGTAAGGGCATACGTCACCCGGCCCGTTCCACCATGGAACTCTTGAGTTCATTTCTTAGGCTCATGTTTCCGCCGATGTTCTGACACGTCAATCACGTGACCATCTGCCCGAAGCTTGGCGACCCACAAACGCACGGTGCGAAGCGAAAGACAGCAATCCTTGGCCGCCGCTTTCCTGTCCCACCCATGCGCCCGCAGGGATTCAAGCAACGCCTCACGCCGCCACTTGTCACCGATTGCTTCGCCGCACTTCGGACAGATCATTCTCAATTCGGATTGCCCTCGTTGCGCTGACATTCTGCCAATCCGCGCAAGTCTTGCATGATACGCAAGTGTGAGAGTTCCACCATTGAACGGCAAAGGGTCTGTGGTAGGTCTGGCGACTTGACTCTGTGGAGTGTCTCCATTCGCTTAGATCCATCAGCGAAGACTATCTCTTTCACGATGATCGTATACTCATTTACAAAGTCGGTTTCAGGTTTGAGTTCAGGATCTTCTTGTTTGAATTCCATTAGCCGTTACCTCTTGTGTGATCGATCTCTGCCTTCTCTTGTGGGTCAAGCATGATGGCCGCGTTTGCCCACATCCTTGCCTCACGCGCACAACGCAACGCCGTGCTGCGATCCGCGCAATCGGGAGCGGATATCAGAATAGCGTGCATCAGTATTTCGCATGACTCCGCTATTCGTTCCAATGCTCTGACTTGTGTGTCTTGTGGCCTATGCCAGTAGACAACATCTTTCAGATTATCAGTTGTGATCTTGTTGCTTGGATGACTCATGTTGTTTCTCCCCAATGTTTCGTTAGTGGGCAATGCTCGTGGCGACCTTCGCCGCGCTTCATGCAATGCCTTGCTTTCGGTGGACGCGCTGAACACTCCCACTTGCCGGTGAAGTGCGAGTAGTGGGCAACGAGACAGTCAGCGCATTCTGTCCCGAATATACTTTGCAGGAATTGGTTATCTCTGATGATTCGTTCCTCAAGACGCGCAATGGTTGAGTGAAGGCGTGCTATCTCTGAAGTCCGAATTGAATCCGTCATCGGTTCCGTTCCCTGATGATTTTCTTTGCCCATTGTACCGCGCCCTTGTCAACTTGATATTGCATCCAACACCCAATTAGCATACCAATAACTAACGCCGATGTTGGCTTTAGCAGGAACAAAAGGAAACCTGTCAAGTCATCCATCACAGCTTGCCCTCTTCGTTTTGGTGCATCGCGATATAGATCAGAATGAAAGGCCAAGCGAATTGGATGGTGCCAACGACCGTGATGATTTCGTGA